CAAGTACACCGATCCTGTCATCGTCAACTTTGTCGAAGACATTACTCTTCTGTGTCTACAGTTGCTCCGCGCCAAAACGAACACTGACCGCCTCCTGGCAGTGACAGTCTTTCTCAAGTTGCGAACTGGTACTAGTATCGTTGCCAGCGTTGCTAGTATCCTCTCCGCAGTTATCGAAGACTTGCAAGGCCCCGTCCTCCAGTCTGCTGATGATGTATTGGAGCGCATAACAGATTTGCGCAGTCTCATCGCCAATTGGGAAGGTATCCAGTCCAGCACACTCGCACAACAAATTGCCGCGTATACAAGTACGCTATGGCTCTTGGAGTGATGAGCATGGTTGGTATCAACATTGACGAACGTGCAGCTTACGCAGCCAAGCGTGAGTTACAATCGCCATTGATGGGAGTCAACTTCATGACAACGATTCTCGACACCCTGGCCATGCTCATTCAACGCTCTCTACTCTACGCAAAAACGCACAAATGGGAAACATTCATCCATGGTCCCAAGGCATTTGCGGCATGGTTCGACGCCTGTCAGAAAGTGAAACGCGAGTATCAGTTCCGCGGTGATCTGGAGTCGCAGGGAACCAACCATCCTCAATTCGTGGCTGATATTGCTCAGTGCATCGAAGATGGGAAGGCTATCCTCAAGTTTGGAGATCGCGCATCTAACGTGGAACTTCTGTCAGTCAAGAAAGGTCTGAATGAGTTGCTCATGTTGCAAGCTGATTTGTCGACGTACAGAGAAGCGCAGAAATCTCGACGCCCACCATTTTCCTTGCTAGTTCATGGCAAGACGTGCGTTGGTAAGTCCACCTTCACAAGTATGTTGTACCAATATGCTGGCAAGATCATGGGGCTGCCCACAAGCGACGAGTTCAAGTACACTCGCAATTCCTGCGACAAATTTTGGTCTGGGTGGGCATCCATGAAGTGGTTTTTGCTCCTTGATGACATTGCTTTCACTGCACCCGATGGAAAACTCGTTGACAACTCGTTGAACGAAGTCATTCAAATCATGAACGATGTCCCACTCGTTCCTGATCAAGGTGCGCTGGAAGACAAGGGTCGTAATCCAGTGCGAGCACAGATGTGTGTGGCAACCACTAACACCAAGCACTTGAATGCTCACTCTTACTTTGCTTGTCCCATTGCGGTTCAGCGTCGTTTTCCCTTCGTTCTCAATGTCTCCCCGAAAGGTAAGTACGCGCGAGATGATGACCCGGAAATGATTGATCCGTCAAAGCTCCCACCCATCACCACAGATTGGCCAGACTTCTGGGTCATTGATGTAGAACGAGTGGTAGCTGCCGGTGGTAGCAACATGGCGAAGTATGAGTTGGTTCAGCAATTCACTGATGTCAACACATTTCTGTCCTGGTTAGCCACAACTATTCATCAGTTCCGTGACATTCAGGACCGTGCTGGAACTGGTGTCGCAGCGATGCAGGAGTTCAAAGTTTGCAAGGTTTGTCACATGATTGATCACAGGTGTGTGTGCATGCTGATGGAGCCCCCTCCGTTGGAACCCATTCTTCGATGCAAGAGTCCCAGAATTCAAGCTCGGGAGTATGCTCTTCCCAATGGAGTAACTATGGGTAACACCTACGCACACACGGAAACGGAAGGCAATCAGACATGGGAGTACGTGTATATGCCATACCATGATCCAAAGTCAGACTTCAACTACATGCTCAAGACGACTGTTCGTCAAGGTGGTGTGATCAAGTCAAGCGTTGTTGCCCCCATCAAGATCGTCGAAGCTCTCAACGGTGTCACACCCGAAGTTCAGAGTGAGGACATTGCGATGGCTGAGGTTCTTGCTGAGATTGTGGCTCGTCAAGCCCAATTTCAAGTTTCGCGTACTACGATGTGTGTGAACTGGGTGGTTGACAAGTACCTGAAGGTGTACATGAGGTCCAAGGTCGTGCGCAATGTGACTCACAGCGTGATGGAGTGGCAAATTGCTCGCAAACTTGTCTTCAAGGGATTCAAGATGTACACTGCAGATCGGCGAGATTACTACACTTGGCTTGGTGACATTGTCAGCGTCAGCTACATGTCGCGACGGTGGAGGTATGTACTTGGTGGTATTGCTGCTGTCTCCTCCCTGGTAGTGACTTACGGCCTGTACAAGACTTACAAAACGCCGGTGCCAGAGATTCAAGGGTTGCGCCAAAGTGTACCAGATGATCGCTTTCCAAAGACGGATAAAGAGAACGTATGGAAGCGAGATGACTATCAAACGTCGTCTTTCGATCGAACCTTGTTGAATGTGTCATATGCTGACCTTCCCCATGACCAGCTGATGCAGATCATCGAACGCAACACAGCTCGAGTCAAGGTTTCAAATGGTATCAGAGCGCGAGAAGGTAACGCTTTCAGTCCATGTGGACGATTGTGGATGATGAATAATCACACACTGTTTGAAGAGGGCACTCTTGAGATCACACTTTCTGTCATGCCACACACTCAGGGAGCCTCACCCAATTTGACGTTCATCTTGCGACAGGAAGATATCCTACGGATGCCTGAGTTTGATGTAGCTTTCATTGAGGTGCACAGCTGGTCAAGTAGGCGCGATCTTCGCAGCTTGATCCGCAAACCAACTCTCCGTGGAGCCTACACAGCAACGTACGTCACACGCGCTAAAGGAATCGACACCAAGTTCTCCAAAGTCCGGTGTGCCGAGTACCGTCAAGTGCATGTCCGTGAGTTGGACCAGCATCTCTATGTCTGGACAGGACACATTGACGAACCCACTGTGGTGGGAGATTGCGGTTCTCCCCTCATCAGTCACAAGCCAGTGGCTGCAATATTGGGGATCCATGTGATGGGGCAAGACAATCAAGTGTGGGC